GGTCTGATGAACGGTGCAGTCAGTCATGTCTATGTCTCCTTTCAGGGTGGCCCGGCGTGTTCAGGACAGGAATTCGTCCAGCTCCCGCAGCAGCTCCTCGACGTGGCCGAGGGAGCCGACGCTCGCCCAGGTGATGTCCGGCTGCTTCGCGTCCGCTTCGAGCTTGCCGCGAATGCCGTCGATCAGCCGGGCGATGCTCTCCTGTTTTTCTCGGTACGCCTTGAGTGCCTGCTGGCGGTTTCTGTCGTAGGTCATGGCCTGCCTCCGGTTCCGGTTTTCGTGGATGCGGGACCATCCCGCGTCACATCCAATGACGCTTCTATTTCGTTGGAAATCAAGTGTTTGCAGAGATCTTTCTGCATATGCCCCAAACCCATAACCCAAAGGAGATCAACATGTTGAAGAAGTTTCTCGAATGGACCATCCCGCTGGTCGCATCCTCGGCAATGCCTTAAGGACGGGATTGCACTGATGGCAGTAACCGACAAGGAGCGCAAACTCGCGGCGACCCTGAGCGATCCCGTGTTGTGGGGGCAAGCCTACCTCTACAACCGGGATGGCTCAGGCCGCGACTACTGGCCGCATCAGGTGGAGGACCTGCGCTGTCTGGCCAGGAACATCATTCACCTCGACGGCCGGGACGTGGGGAAGTCCATTGTGCTCTCGACCGACGCGCTCCATTACGCCTTCACCACCCGGGGTGGCCAGGGCCTGATAGCGGCCCCGCACCAGGGGCACCTCGACAGCATTATCGAGGAGATCGAGTACCAGCTCGACACCAACCCGGATCTGATGAACAGCATCGCCCTGACCAAGTACGGCAAACCCAAGATCCATCGCAAACCCTACTTCCGGCTGGAGTTCACCAACGGTTCGGTGCTCTATTTCCGTCCGGCTGGGGCCTATGGCGATTCCTTTCGGTCTCTGCATGTGGGCCGCGTCTGGGTCGATGAGGGAGCTTGGCTGACGGAGCGGGCCTGGAAGGCGCTGCGCCAGTGCCTCAAGACGGGGGGAATTCTGCGCATCTACTCCACGCCCAACGGCCTGCGCGACACCACCTACTACCGGCTCACCTCGTCCGACCAGTTCCATGTGTTCCGCTGGCCGTCCTGGCTCAATCCGCTCTGGACCGAGGACCGCGAGTCTGAACTGCTGGAATTCTATGGCGGCCGGGACAGCTCCGGCTGGCAGCACGAGGTGGCCGGTGAACACGGCAAGCCCTCCTATGGGGCCTTCAATGTCGAGCAGTTCAACCTCTGTCGGCAGAATCTGCTGGAGTATCAGAAGATCGTCATCACCGATTCCGAGCTGCGCGATTGCGATACCGAGGAAGCGGCCCACGACCGGCTGGAGATGCTGCTCAACCTCACGCCCCGCAGCGGGCAGTTCTGGGTTGGCGGCGACCTGGGCTACACCAACGATCCTACCGAGATCATTGTTTTCCAGGAAATGGAGGTCGGCGAGCGGACCCTGCTGAAGATGATCCTGCGCGTGCATCTGGAACACGTTTCCTATCCGCACATCGCCCAGATCTTCGCCCTGCTGGAGCGGTACTACACCCCGGCAGGCATCGGCGTGGACAACGGCGGTAATGGACTGGCCGTGGTGCAGGAACTGCTCACTCTGGACAAATACAGGGGGCTGGAGCTGGAAGGCAGGCTCAAGGGATACGACTTCGGCGGCATGACCCGACTGGCGGTGCGGGACGGCAAGGAAATCAAGAAACGGACCAAGGAGCTGATGACCAGCCTCATCAACGGGGCACTGCAACGCAAGCAGCTCATTTTCCCCTCGGACGACCTGGAGGTGGAAGACCAATTCACCACCCACACCTACACCCTGCGGGACGGCAAGATCATCTATTCCAAGGGCAACGACCACATCATCGACGCGGTGCGCTGCGCGATGCTGATCCGGGAGGAAGGCAACCTCGACCCGGTCGGCGAAGAGGTGGTCTCACTCAACCCCGTGCTCACCAACCCGATTTTTATCTGAACCAGACAAATCATTATCCGTTGTGAGGAAGTGGCAACGCTTTGTCTGGAGGCATCCTCCGACGCTTTCCACCCCTCTCCGGTAAGTAACCGGCATCAAGCCGGGTTCGGCCCATACGGGCCGGATGTGCGGCTGTCATTGCCGAAACTACCGAGAGGATCACGTGGAAAGCACCGCCCATCAGGACGAACAATCGGAAAGCCTGGACACCACCGGCTTTGTCATCGCGCCACTGGCAGCAGCGGCCGCCCTCGATTCAGCCGCCTTCAGTAAGGTCAACGCCGCCGAGGCGATTCCGGCCACCTGGGAGGAACGCGCCCGCAAGGCCTGGGAATACTACGTCGAGGAGCCGCTGGTGAAGAACTGCGTCAACTCCTGGCGCACCTTCGCCGTGGGCGACGAAATCAAGATCACCAGCGATGACGAGAACCTCAAGGAGCAGGCCTTGGAGGCCGCCTGGCGGCTGAACATCTCGCAATTCATCAAGGACATGGTCCTTCAGCTCCTGGTGAAAGGAGACGCCATCGGCTTCAAGCGTTTCACCCAGTCCGGCCAGGACATCGAGGAGCTGGTCTGCGTCAACCCGGTTTCGGTCAAGGTCAAATACGCCCAGGGCGAGCTGATCGAGGCCCGGCAATTTCCCGAGGACACACCCGGCGGCGGCGACTCCATCCCGCTGCCCGTCGAGCAGGTGGTCCACCTCAAATGGGACGCTCCGGCCTTTTCGCCCCGGGGCAATTCTCTCGTGCTTCCCGCCTTTCAGGCCATCGAACTGCTACGCGACTACCGCCGGGCCGAACAGGCCATCGCCAAGCGCTGGGCCACGCCGTTCCGCCTGCTCAAGGTGGGCGGCGCGTTCGGGCAAAAGATGGTGATGCCGGACCAGCGGATGCTCGAACAGGTTCGCGACATGGTCAACAAGATGGACATGAAAAGTGGCCTGGTGGTGCCGTTCTACGTCAATGTCGAAACTCATGGCACCGACGGCCAGGTTCTCAACGTCGAGGACAAGGTCAAGGAGGTGAAGGAAGACGTCGTGGTGGCCCTGGGACTGTCGCGCTCGCTGGTGACCGGTGATGGCCCGAATTTCGCCACCGCCTCGGTAAGCATGCAGAAGATGATGGTCATGATTCGCGAGATCAAACAGGCCGCACGCAAGCTCCTCGACTGGGTGTTCGACGACTGGATGGAGCTGCGCGGCCAGGGCGACAAAACTCTCCAGTTCATCTTCAACGACCTCGACCCCAGCGACGCGGTCGATTTCAAGAAACTCCTCATCGAACTCTACGACCGCAAGCTCATCAGCCGTTCCAGCCTCCAGCTAAAGATGGACTTGGACCCGGACATCGAGGCCGCCAATCGCGAAACCGAGAGTAAGAAGATCGACCTGATGGACGAAAAGCAGGTGAAGCCCGTGGTGGATATGGTTGTCTCGGGCATCCTGAGTGTGCCTCGCGCCAGAAAGATGCTCGGGATTCCTGCCGAGGACAACGAGACTTCAGCAGAGGCCGCGCTCGTCTGGTCAGGAGATCTGGAATCCACCGGCGATGCGGCCGTGTGCGACGAGTGCAGCCATTTCGACACGGCCACCAACCACTGCCGGGTCCACAACAGCGAGCGCACCTTCGACGCCCCGGCCTGTCGTTTCATCGACCGCCGGGAGCCCCGCTGATGTCATCGGACCTCAAGCAGCGCATTCAGGCGGCCACTCTGAAGAGCCTGACGGCCCGCAACCGCTACAACGACCAGATCACGGCCCAGCTCACCCAGGCGCTGAAACAGGCTGAGGACGAGGTCGCCCGCGCCATCCTCCAGTACCGCTCCCTCGGCTCGCTGCCGGACAACAAGCTCGCCGCCCTCAAGGGGCTGGAAAAGCTCCAGCTCGAACTCGACGACACCATGAAGCGGCTCAAGCGGGAGCAGACCCTGGTTTATCGCAAGACGACCAAGGACTCCTTCAAGCTCGGCATCCAACAGGGAATCGGAGAGTTCGCCGACGCGGCGCTGCCGTTCTATGCCGACCTGAAACCCGAAGGCATCGATAAGCTGGCCACCAAGGTCTTCACCATCGTCGACACCAGTGCCCTCGACTTCATGGCGCAATACAACCTCACGCTCGCCGGTGACGTCCATCGCGAGCTCTCAGACGGCATCAAGCGCACCATCCTGAACGGCATCGCCACGGGCAAGGGAGCCGACGATATCGTCCGGGACATGGGCAAGGTGATCATCGACAAGGATTCCTTCCGCCAGGCCGGAAGCCGGGTGTTCAGCAAGGCCCAGTACCGCATGGAGATGATCGCCCGCACCGAGGTCCTCCGCGCCCACAACATGGGCAGGCTCAAGTTCCACGAGCGGGTCGGCATCCAGAAGCTGGAATGGCTGGCTATGGAAGACGAGCGCATGTGCCCGGTCTGTGGCGGCCTGGACGGCAAGACCTTTCCCATCGACAAGTTCCCCCAGCAACCCGCGCATCCGCATTGCCGCTGCACCAACGTCGTGGCCTGGCCGATGACCGTCTGCGGCAGCGAGATGGTTGCCAAGGCCGCCGCCCAGGCATCGCAGGGGGACGCCTGCATTCTCCCGCCCCACGTGCTGGAAGGCATGGCCGATGCCCAGGCCAAGGAGAACGCCAAGCTCAAGAGCGCCTTTGAAAATGGCGACATCACCGAGCTCGGCTCGTTGACGGTCAAACAGCTCCAGACCCTGGCGAAACAGAACGGCGTGGCCATTGCCCGGACCAAGGCCGATTTCATCAAGCTGCTCGATCTGGCCGAGCCGGGAATCGATCATGGTGACCTGGCCGGAGCGGCGCTCAGCGCCAAGCTCAAGGAACACAAGATCGGCCTGCTGCGGACCAAGGACGAACTGATCGAGTTGCTCGGACTGAAGCAGGCGGAACTCAAACAGGCCAAGTTGCTCGCCGCTCAGATGGCGAAGATTCCGCCCGCCGAGGGGCTGGAGGGCATGACAGCCCAGCAGCTCAAGGAGATGGCGAAGGAGAACAGCATCTCCCTCAACATGACCAAGCAGGAGACCATCGAGCTGCTCGACAAGCTGGAGCCCGGCGTGGACCACAGCGGACTGATGGGCAAGGAACTCGCGGCAGCCAAGCAGAAGCACGGTATCGGCATTCTCAAGAACAAACAGCAGCTCGTCGAGGCGCTGCAGAAGAAGGCCGGTACCGACATGGCCGAGTCCGTCAAGCAAAAGGCGGTCTCTGACGCCAAGCAGAAGCTGATCCAGAAACAGAAAACGGCCCTCGAAGACGCCGCAAAGGCAGTGGTCGTTCCCGACTCGCCGACCGGCTACAAGGATTTCCTCGACACGATTACCAAGGCGGAAAAGACTGTTTCCAGCGGCACCGATCTGCCCCAGGAGCTGCTCGCGGCCCACAGCAAGGAAATCGCCTTCAAGAAACAGCTCTTCCAGGACCAGATCGGAAAGCTGAAATCGGCCGAGCTCAAGACACTCGCTAAGGAGACCAAGGTCCAGTATTGGCAATGGGCCAACAAGGATGAGCTGACCACGCTCTTTACCGAGACCGATCCCGCGAAAATCAAAGCGGTTCAGGAGAGCATCGACGCCAAACACGCCGCCTGGGCCGAAAAACATGGTGGCAAGAAGAAAGCCGCGCAAGCCAAGCCCATCACTCCGAAAAAGGAGCCGCCGAGTCCGGTCAAGCCGCCCGAGGCCAAGATCGGCAAGAAAGGTGCGGAGTTCTCAGACGTCGATTCCGCATGGCAGCGGAAGGGACTGCCGTCAAAATTCAAGAAATCCGGCAAGGCCGCTGTCGGTGGCGCACACGAAAAGGAGTTCTGGACCGACGAAAACGGCGACAAATGGCTGTTCAAACCCAATGGCCGCAAGGACGACGAGTTCATCGCCTTCGGTGAGGAAGCCGCCTACAAGATCGGCCGTCTGCTCGATCCCCACGCCATCGAGGTCCGGACCATCCAGTTGAACGGCCGCACCGGCTCCATCCAGAAATGGCGCACCGATCTGCGGGACGACTTCGATTTTCGCAATATCCTGCCGCAGGATCTGACCACCATCGAACTGGAACAGATCCAGCGCGAGCATGTGGTCGACTGGCTGATCGCCAACCACGACGGACATTCCAAGCAGTTCATCCGTGCCCGAGACGGTCGCGTCTACGGCATCGACAAAGGCCAGGCCTTCAAGTTCCTGGGACAGGACAAACTCTCGCTCGATTATCACCCCAACGGGGTGTGCGGCGAGGAAGAGCCGTTTTACAACAAGGTATTCCGGGCGGCTAAGGAAGGGAAGGTGCGGGTCGATCCGAACTCGACGCTTCGCTACATCCACGAAGTCGAAAAGATCGCCGACGAGGATTATCTCGATCTGCTGCGTCCCTACGCCGAGGGCCGGTTCGCCAAGGACCCGGCCGGGCTGAGGCATTTTTACGATCTGGCCCTGGAACGAAAGCACAATCTCCGGCGGGACTTCGAGGCTTATTACGCCGATGTGCTGGGGGATCGTGGATTCCGTTTCGACAAGCTGACGGCCGCCACCGGCAAGAAAAAGCTGCTCTCCTCCGCCGAGGAAACCCTGGTTGAGGAAGCCCGCAAACTCGGCTGGCAAGGCAAAACATTGCCCTTCGACAGCGGCGACGTGGAAGATCAGAACGCGCTGATCTTCACCGAGACCTTCAAGGGGAAGAAGCGCACCGCGATCAAGATGAAGATCCGGCCGGACACCGACCGCCGTATCGACGATCTGCTGCGCAAGTACGTGCAGACCACCGCCGGAGAAAAGGGGCAACCGCTAAACGAAGACAGCTTCTTCGAGACCGTTCTGGACGCCGTCAAGAACGTCAATTTCCACGTGGGCGACGGCAAGTACAACCGGACCAAGATCGACAAGGCCCTGCGCCTGCGCAAGAAACTGGAAGCCCTGCAAAAGAGCGCCGACCCCAAGGTCAAGGAGATGGCGGACCACTACCTGAAATGGGTCAAGGAGATCGAGGAGTCCGTCGATTGGGACCGGGCCACCAACGGCATTTTCGAGCAGTATCTGCCCAAGCTCGATGCGCAGAAACCCAAGGAGAAACCGCCGTTCAGGGTGGAACGCGGCAAGGTGACCCATACCAAGCGCAGGATCGGTTCCGGCACCATCAGCGTCGAGGCCGACGACGTCGACAACCGGACGCTGTTCAATCACAACTCCCGCATGCAGGACGGGCACCAGTACACCGTCACCTTCGAGGACGGCACCCGGGTCCGCTATCGGCCTTGGACTGACACCAACCTTTACGCTCAGCGAGGCGAGCTGGAAATGATCCTGGACGGCGACACCACCCCCAGACGGGTCGAGGCCATGTTGGAAAAACTCGAACAGCTCGGGATCGATACCCGGGTGGCCACGGCGGAAAACGCCGAACAGATGTACCTGGAGAAGCTCGCCTACATCCGCAAGACCGACAAGAGCGCCGACTACAAGCGGCTGCAGAAATCTCTCGACGACCGCAACGCCACCACCCCCGAGCGGGTCCAGGCCCTGCGCGGCTATTGGCAAAAGGAATTTGGCGTCCAGGACATA